CCTACACGCTTAATGTTGGATTTGAGGCGGCGGTCTGACTTAAAAAGTCCTGTTAAAAATCCGCCAGAGGGAGCGCCTGCAACTGCGCCCGCCAATCCGTAAAGCCCGGACATATTGCTTGCGGCTTGGTTGGCGGCGATACCGTAACGCTGAACCGCTGCAGCGTCCTGCGCCTGCATGGCCTGCAGGTACGGAGTTGGGGCAACGGTCGAGCCGGTGTAGCCTTGGAACTGCGGCATCTGCACCTGCGAGCCTGACAACAACGCGCTGATTTCGTTGAGCGGTTGGTTGCGTAGCGCCATCTGCTGCGCCAACTGCTGCTGTACCGCTTGGTTTTGGAACCCTGCAGCACCAGCCATCTGGTTGTACTTTTGTTGCTGCGCGGCATTGGCTGCGGCTTGCTGCGTCAATGCGGCCTGCTGGTTCTGCAAGATTGACGCGTTGTACAGCCCTTGGATGTCCATGCCCTGACCAAACCGCTGCTGTTGCGCGGCGTTTGCGGCAGCCTGTTGTGCAAGCAACTGCTGGTACGCCTGCGCTCCCGCTTGGTTGCCGAACTCTGCCTGTGCGCCAGCCTGCTGGAACCCTTGTTGCTGGCGGGCAAGGTTGGCCTGATACGCCGCCAAAGCCTGCGCCTGATTCTGCGCAAGGGCTTGGTTCTGCATCTGCTGCGCCGTGACTTGCTGCCCAAACTGCTGGTTTTGCGCAGCCATCTGCGCTTGGAACCGCTGTTGTGCGGCCGCTTGGTTCTGTGCCAGCGCCTGATTTGCAAACTCGCCCGCGCCCATGCTCTGCGCAAACTGCTGTTGTTGGGCTTGGTTTGCCGCTTGTTGTTGCTGCAGGGCGGCTTGTTGGTTCTGCGCCAGTGCCTGATTAGCCGCTTGGGTCACCTGCTGCTGTTGACCAAACCCTTGCGCCTGCAGTGCCGCGTTGACCTGCGCTTGCTGTGCAGCAGCGGATTGGTTCTGCGCGACGGCTTGGTTGGCAAGTTCCTGCGCGGTGACTTGCTGCCCAAACGCCTGCTGGCCGGCCTGATTTTGCATCTGCGCAGCGGCCTGTGCCTGCGCAAAGTTCTGTGCGATTGCTTGGTTTTGGGCTTGGGAAGCCTGTTGGCCCATCCCAAACTGCGCCAGTAGCGCCTCGCGGTTGAATTCTCCCGCGCCTACGGCTTGACCAAACTGTTGGGCCTGTGCCGCATTTGCCGCCTGTTGCGCCGCCAACGCTTGCTCAAAATTCTGTCCAATGGCTTGGTTCTGCGTTTGCTGCGCCGCCTGACCTTGCGCAAAGTTCTGCGCGATGGCCCGGTTGATCGCATCCTGCGCAGCCTGTCCCGTCTGGAACGACGCCATTTGTGCTTCGCGGCCAAACTCACCCGCAGAAAGCCGCTGGGCAAACTGCTGGGCCTGCGCTTGGTTGGCAAACTGACCCGACTGCAAGGCCAACTGCGTGTTTTGCGCAATGGCGGCGTTCTGCGCCTGCTGGGCCTGCTGCTGCGTCTCAAAGCCCGCCAGCGCCCCTTCACGGCCAAACTGTTGCTGCGCCATCTGCTGCCCAAAGCCCTGCGCTTGCGCGGCGTTTTGGGCTTGTTGCGCGGCTAGGGCACGCTCAAAGTTCTGTTGCTGCGCTTGGTTTGTTGCCTGCTGCGCTTGCTGGCCCATGCCGAACGATGCGATCTGCGCCTCACGGCCAAACTCGCCCGCCTGCATCCGCTGCTGAAACGCCTGCTGCTGCGCCATGTTCTGCGCTGACTGCGCGGCAAGGCTCTGTTGGAAGTTTTGTGCAAGGGCTTCGTTGTAGAGGCCAAGCCCCTGTGCACCGCCCATGCCAAACTGCGATTGCGCGGCTTGGTTGGCAAAGTCGGCCAGCGTCTGCTGTTCGGCAAGCCCTTGTTGGCGCATCTGCGCGTCAAGGCTGATGCCCTGCAGTGCTGCCTGCGTGCGCAAGTCGTTTTCGCGTTGCCCTTGCAACTCCATTTCGGCGTTGTAGGCTTCGCCGCCGGGTCGCAAGCCTTGGTTGACTAGCCGCTGCTCCAACTGCGCACGCTCACGCTGCAACTGCGGTTCAATGCGCGACATGATGGCATTTTGCGCCGTCATACCAGCGTTGACCGGCATCGCGGCCAGTCCTTGCGTCGCTAACTGCCGCTGCAGTTCTGGCGTTGCCAGTTCGCCGCGTGCGTAGCCAAATCGGCCTTCCTGCACGTTGCGGGAAACGTCGCCCACGCCTGACAGGTTGAGGTTTTCTTGCAACGTCGGCGCGGCAGGGCCGCCAATGGCGCGGCCAAACTGATCGTAAGACGGCGCTGCGCCAAGTTCACCGACGCGGCTGGCGTCAAACCCGCCAAACGCGAGACCGGCAGGGCCGCCTTGCGCTTGACCAAACTGACCAACGCCGCCTTGGATGCCCTGCAGTCCGCTGGTGTCCAACCCGCCAAACTGCATTGCGCCCGGGCCACCCGCTGCAAAGCCGTACAAACCTGCGGCTGGGCCACCGCCCGCCGTACCAAACTGACCGGCACCGGGGGCGCCCGTAACGCCACCAACGCCGCCGAGGTTTAGTTGACCGAGGTTTGCAGCCTGCGGGCCACCCGCCGCCATGCCAAACATCCCAGCCTGCGGGCCGCCAGTCACCCCAAAGGGCGTCACATTGGCCCGTGCGCCGCCAAATTGGCCGAAATCAACCTGCCCCGGCAAACCTGCGCCTGCGGCCATACCGCCGGTTCCGGCTTGCCCCATGCCGGTAATATTCGGTGCGCCCGAAACCTGCCCAAAACCGCCCAGATTGCCGTATGCGTAGCCTTGGCCGACGCCGTAGTAATCAGGCGTGCCGAAAGCCTGCACGGTTGACCCTGCAGTGCCCGTGGGGGCAAATTCGCCTTGCAGGGCGGGGCCGGTAAACGACCGCGTAGGCGCATACCCAGCAGCAGAGGGGGCACCCTCAACTGCGCCGCCCGTTCCAGCCGCAACGCCGCCCGCTTGCCCGTAAGCGGCAAGGTTGGGAGCGCCAGCGGTGGTGCCGTAATCGCCGTACCCCGTGAGGATCGGAGACAGTTGTGCGGCAAAGTCC